CGAGTAATCAGCGATAATTGGGGCATGACCGATGCGGATTGGGTAAAAGTCGATGAAATCCGCAGACAAGCCAAGATAAGGGAATTATCTAAATGACTGCCGCCTATCAAATAAATGCTTATCAACCTAACGCCTATCAGATAAACGGGTCAGAAGTTATCCCTGCGTTTGATGGTTGTGCATTCCAATTTGATGCTTTTCAAGCCGCACCTTGCCCTAACCCTCCCGAGCCTACATTAGACGGGCATGATGCTGGCAGACATCGTAAACGCCAGCGTAAGGCGCAAAAACGCCTACAAGAATTAGAAGTTAAACGCATGGAAATGCGCCGTGCCTTTGACGATAATCGTAAATTACAGATTCTTAAGTCGGTTGATCCAAAAGCCTATGAACGGGCAATGAAGGCTAAAGAAGCCAATAAGCCAATCAGGATTAGCCAAAAAGCAACAAAAATGATTCAAGAAGTGCGTATTGCACAAGAATCGAAAGTTGATCGTCAAATTGCCCGTTTAGCGAAAGTCCAACAAAATCTTCAATATAAGTTGGAATTAGCACAAAACTTAGGTAAACTGCACGCAGAACGGCAGGCTCGTGAGAAAGCAATTGCGGATAGAATCCGTGAAGCAGATGATGAGTTAGCCTTAATGATGATGATGTAAAAGGAGAAAAGGGTGAACACTTGCCCCCATTGCCACAAAGCATTAGAAGTAACACAAACTAAACCACAATCCGACAAGGATTTCTACCTTGAATGGTGGACTCCCACTTTGGGGGCTGAAGATGCCCTTAAATCATGGGAAGAAAAGCAAAAAAATACCCGTATTTACGCTCCCCGTGTCATGTCCGACATCAATGGCTATGTAAGCCAAGTCGATGGATCATGGATTGACAGTCGTTCTAAGCATCGGGATCACCTTAAAAGACATCGCATGATCGAAGTAGGCAATGATGTGCCTATGAAGCAAAGGGATGTGGAATTATCTGACAAAACTAATAAGCAACGCAAAGAAATGATTGCTCATCAAGTTTACGAAAAACTGCGGTACAAATAACCTGACCACTTAGGAGAATCAAATGGCTGAAGAATTATCAAGACGGGATGTAATAGAAAGCGCAATGGAAGCGGCAATGAATAATGCCCTTGAAAAGGTGGAAGAACCGCCTATGGAAGTTGCTCCTGTTGATGATATTGTCGAAGAAGTAAAGGCAGAACGCAACGAAAAAGGTCAATTTACCGCAAAAGAAGAAGCGGAAGAACCCCTTTCTGTCAGTCAAGAAGAAACTCCTGAATTTGAAGAACAAGTCGTAGAAGAAGATATACCCGAGCCATCTTCATGGAAAAAGGAATATAGAGGCTTATTTAACAAGGTTAAGAGCGGTGAAAACCTTTCTCAAGACGAAGGCGTAACCCTTTTAAAATACATTAACCAGCGTGATGAAGAATACAAGCGTGGCGTAAGAACTTACAGGGAAGAAGCAGAGCGAGCAAAGTCCCTTGAAGAAGCAATTAGTCCTTTTATGGAAGAATTGCAAGCCAACAATGTAAGCCCTGCCGCATGGATTAACAATCTTGGTCGTGCCCATATGGTGTTGGCAAAAGCGCCACAAGAACAAAAAATTGCAATGTTTCAACAACTTGCGAATGAATATGGGATACAATTCCCTCAAGCAGGTAATACATTAGACTACACTTACGCTGATGGTAACCAGCAACTATTACAGACGATTCAATCGTTGCAAAACGAGATTCAATCTGTAAAAGGCTGGAAACAACAGGAAGAAGATGCTAAATTACTTGCAGAGATAAATAGATTTAGTCAAGATAAAGAAAATTATCCTTATTTTGATGAATTAAAGCCTGAAATGCACCGACTACTTGGCGCAAATCTAGCGAATGATTTAAAAAGTGCTTATGAACTTGCAGAGAATGTTAATGCTGAAGTAAGGGCTAAAAAGCAGGAAAAACTTCTTGCTGATGCCACAGAAAAAGCGTTAAAGGCTCAACAAGTGCAGAAAGCAAAAGCGGCGAGTGTATCTGTTAAATCCGTTACCCCTAGCGGCAAAATAAATGCACCTGCTACGAAAGACAGGCGTTCTTTGTTATCCGATGCAATCGGTGAAGCATTGAGCAACAGAATTTAACTAATTTATTAAGGAAATATCATGGCATTCGCTAACGCAGCAATTACCGATATTATCGCTACTACGATCCAAAGCCGTAGCGGTGAACTCGCAGACAACTTGACACAAAACAACGCAATCCTTCAACGCTTGAACCAAAAGGGCAATGTCCGTCCTTTCTCAGGCGGTAATGTAATTTTAGAAGAGATTATGTATAACGATCCAAATACCAATAACGCTAATTCTTATAGCGGATACGAAGTATTGAACATCACTCCGGATAGCCCAATTTCTGCCGCACAATACAAAATCTGCCAATACGCAGATGCGGTAACAATGAGCGGTCTAGAAATGTTACAAAATAGCGGTAAAGAAGCGATTATTGACCTGTTAGATGGTCGTATGAAAGTTTCTGAAGCCCGTCTTTTGAACCGCATTTCAGGCGACCTTTACCTTGATGGTACTGGTAACGGCGGTAAGAACATTGATGGTCTTGCGGCGGCTATTCCTGACAATCCAGCATTGGGCATCTATGGTGGTATTTCCCGTGCAAACTGGGATTTCTGGCGTCCAAGCGCACAAAGCGGAACTGCTGTAACTGCATCCAATATTCAAGGTTTGATGACTAGCCTTGCAATTAAATTGGTTCGTGGCACAGACAAGACCGATTTGATCGTTGCTGACAATAACTTCTATTCACTCTATGTTCAGTCTTTACAGGCTATTCAGCGTATTACTTCCGAAGAATCAGGTGCGGCTGGTTTCGCATCATTAAAGTTCTACGGCGGTGGTACTTCTGCTGATGTGGTATTAGGTGGTGGTTATGGTAACCAAGAAACTGCAAATCATATGTATTTCTTGAACACTAACTACATCTTCCTACGCCCACACAAAGAGCGTAACTTTGTTCCTATCGGTGGTGAGCGTCAGTCTATTAACCAAGATGCGATTGTAAAATTGTATGGCTGGGCTGGTAACCTCACAACTTCTAACTCCTTCTTGCAAGGCGTATTGACAAACTAAGAAATGGGGGTTCGCCCCCTTTCTAGTGTTCAATTTTTAATATATAAAGGAAACTATCATGGCATTTTCAGTAACCCCAACCTCAGGCATCGACTTTTCCGCCGTATATCCAGTAGGCACAATTCCTACAACTGGACCTTATGGCACAGAAGTATTCGGTTCAGACGGCAAAATCTATGTATTCGCTAAAGCGGCTGGTGCAATTCCTGCTTCTACTGCGGTATGCACAGTAAACCCATCAACCTTTGCGGCAACTGCAACAGGTGGTGCTTACGCATCTCCAGCAACCGCTTTGGTTACTGGTGATTCCGCTTGGTTCGGAAAAGCATCTGTTTAAGTTTTAAAAATGTAGTTCGGAGGGGTGAGTCGTAAAGAAGGCTCGCCCCTTTTTTTCGTGTAATACCTTTAACCACTTGAAGGAGTTTTAAAAATGCAAGCAATTGAATCTGATGTATCACAAGCCGATGGTCGTTTAGGGATCAAGTTTTACAAATACCCTGAAGAAGATGTCGTAGCCTCCCACGCTGAAGGCAGACCTATTTTCCGTGAAGTTGATTACATTCAAATCAGCATTCCGGGCGATACTTTGAATGAACGCCACCGCAAGGTAGTTGAGGCTGATAAGCATAAATTCCCAATTCAATGGGCAAGATACAAAAATAGCCAAGAAAGCGAAACTCATTTTGAAGGCACGCCGCTTTCCGAATGGACTATTTTGAATAGCGCACAAAAGGCAGAATTAGCGGCTTTACGCTTTTACACCATTGAACAGGTTGCCACCGCTTCAGATCAACAAATTACTAAACTAAATATGGCGGCTGGAATGTCCCCATACGCATTTAGAGATAAAGCGATTGCATTTTTAAAGATGGCTTCAGGTGCGGCTGAAATCAACAAAAACGAAGCAGAAATGGCTCGTTTAAAGGCTGAAAAAGAAGAATCCGATGCCAAACTTGCTAAATTGCAAGCGCAGATGGATAACCTTATGAACATGATGGAAGAAAAGAAACCTCGTGGTCGTAAACCAAAAGAAGAAACAGAAGCAACAGAAGAATAAATCAGGGGGAGAAATCCCCCTTTTTTAATATTTATTGGTAAAATCTTTAAAAATTCCAATCACTTGGAGTAACCATTAGCCAAGATAAGGATTGATATGTCCACAATGCTCCAATTGGTTCAGCAAGTAACGGCTGAATTAAACTTACCAGTGCCCAATTTTGTGGCGGGTAATACATCACAAGATGTGCAACAAGTATTAGCCTTAATGAACGGGGCTGGATATGACCTTGTAAAAGAACATGATTGGCAAGGTTTAGAGAAAGAATACCGCTTTTATACTCAATTTATTAACGCTACCGCAGACACAGTAGCCAATGATTACAACATTTACAATGTAAGCGACATAACAGGGCTTGATTACACTTATAGCGTTACTGGTTATGCAATCAATCAAGACACCAATGTTGTTGAAGCATTTACAGACGGAACTGTAAGGCTTAACCAAAAATCATCTCAAAACGGAATTCAACAACCAGTTTTGTTTGCAAAAACAGAATATGATCTGCCTTTTGACTTTGAAACAGTAACAAATCGCACCCAATGGGATAAGACTAAACATTGGGAAATGCTCGGACCTGAAGATGCACAACAATGGCAATGGTTAAAATCAGGCTATATTGCAACTGGACCTCGTGTTCGCTGGCGTATTTTGGCTGATAAATTCCAAATATGGCCGCCAAGCAATACCCAAGAATACCTCGGTTTTGAATATCGTTCTAAGGCATGGGCAAGAAGCCCAACAGGACAAGCACAAAACAGTTTTACGGCGGATGGCGATACGACCATTTTTGACAATCGTTTGCTGGTTATTTATACAAAACTTAAATATTTCCAAATCAAGAACTTTGACACAACTGCGCTTCAGCAGGATTATCAGCGTTATTTGAGCGTGGTTAAGGCTAACGACAAAGGTGCGGCTACATTGTCTTTTGCCCCACAACCAAGCCAAGTATTGATCGGTTGGGCAAACATTCCTGATAGCGGATACGGAACTTAAACATGGCAAAGCCACAACAATTTAAGGCTTCCACCGCTAGTTTATCTTCACCAACAGGCGGTTGGAACGCAAGAGATTCTATTGCTAATATGCCTCCGCTTGATGCGGTTGTATTAGACAATATGTATGCAACCCCTACCGATGTGCAATTGCGCCTTGGTTACAAAAAATTGACAGACGGCATTAATGGGCGTGTAAATACCCTATTAAACTACGCCAGTTCCACCACGCAGAAGTTATTTGCCGTGGCTGGTACGCAAATATATAGAACAGATACGCAACCTGCAACTGCCGTTAAGACTGTTTTAAATGACAAGTGGCAATACACCAACATTAGTAACGCTGGCGGTCATTTTTTAACCGCAGTCAATGGCGTAGATCAACCCCTTTTGTATGATGGGCAAGATTGGATTAATGTAGCAGGAACAAATACCGCACAAGCGATTATCGCTCTTACCCATGTGGATTTGGTAGCAACCGCAACAACGGCGCAACCGCATGGCTTATTTACTGGCAACAAGATCACTATTGCTAATGCTTTTCCTGTGGAATACAACGGCACTTATGTAATCACTAAGATTACAAATACTCGTTTTAGTTACACAATGGCAACCGCTCCCGCAAGTAATTCTACTAATACTGGGGTTTTCCCTATAACTAGTATTACTTATCAGGGCACACGCCCATTGGCATCTATTACTCATGTAACCAATGTGGCAACGGCTACTGCGGTTCAACCGCATAACCTTACAACAGGTATGCAAGTAGTTATTACAGGCGCAAGCCCAACAGAATATAACGGCACTTGGGTGGTTACTGTTACCAGCCCAACTGCTTTTACTTTTACAAGAACTGCGGACTTTACGGCTGATGCGACTATTGCTGGCTCTTTTATTACTAGCATTGTGGCTATATCTACTGCCACAACTCCTGCACCCCACACTTTAGTTACTGGCAATGTTGTAACCATTAGCGGTTGCGTACCGCCTGAATACAACGGGACATGGACTGTATTAGTAACAAGCCCTACAACCTTCCAATTTATTACTAATGCCACGCCCAATAGCGATGCGACTACATTAGGCACTTATTTAGTATCAGGCGCAACATATAGCGTGAATTACGCCATTACTGGCGTTGATCCTGCCGATTTGGTTCATGTAAACCTGTTTAAAAACCGCTTGTATTACACGGAAAAGAACAGTATGAAGGTTTGGTATCTTGATGTAGATGCCATAGCAGGAGCGGCTCAACCATTAGATTTTGGTGGGATAGCGGCAAGCGGCGGATTTATTCAAGCCATGGGAACATGGACTATTGATGCTGGTCAGGGCGTAAACGACTACGCAGTATTCGCAACCAACATGGGCGAAATTATCGTTTATGAAGGAGATGACCCCGCTAATGTGGATACATGGGCATTGCGTGGCGTATGGCAATTAGGTTATATATTTGAACGCCGATGCTTCTTTAAATGGTCAGGCGACTTGCTTTTGCTTTCACAAGACGGACTAACCCCTTTAGCATCAGCACTCCAATCAAGTCGTTTAGACCCACGGATTAATCTGACCGATAAGATTTATTATGCCATTTCCCAAGCCGCAAGCCTATATTCTACTTTTTACGGCTGGCAGATTCATTATTACGCATCCGAAAATATGCTGATTATTAACGTGCCATCTAGCACGGGGTATAACCAATTTGTGATGCACACCATCTCAAAGGCTTGGAGCAGTTTTTCAGGTATTGAGGCTTCATGCTGGGAATTGTCAAACGACAAGATGTATTTTGGTGGCGATGGTTTTGTGGGAGATTTTTGGTCTGCTTACAACGATAACGGCTCGAACATTAATGCCACAATTCAGCAGGCTTACACTTACTTTGAAAATCCTGGTGAGTTAAAACGATTTACTATGGTTCGCCCAATTTTCCAAACAGATAACGGCATTCCCTCAGTTTTAGCGGGTATTAATACCGATTTTTCTGTTCAAAACAACCTTGGAGCGATCAGTTTTAACCCTACAGACAACCGCATTGGAACATGGGATAACGCTGTTTGGGATCAATCTACATGGGGCGGCGGCTATCAAGTAACCAAAAATTGGCAAGGCGTAACAGGTTTAGGCTTTAGCGGTGGTTTGGCAATGAAAATAGCATCTCAAGGCATTGATGTGCATTGGGTATCTTGTGATTATGTATTTGAGAAA